GGTAGTAGAAGGCGGGTTCACGCTCGATACGGCCCCAACAGCAGGCGACATCCTTTGGTGTGAGGTGATCTGCAACGCCTAATGGCTCACACACACACAGACCAGATAGTACCGACAGGGACTGTAAATGGGGTAAACACTGTGTTTACGTTGCCAGCGACCTATGTTAGGGTGCGTTACTTCGTGAACGGCCTTGAGCAGCTAGAAGACACGGACTACACGGTATCAACAACAACTCTGACGGTAGACCCACCGCCAGAAACAGGAGACGAGCATTGGATATTAGGCCAACTATGATCCACGAGACAGCAGACGTTCATCCTGACGCCAAAATTGGTGAAGGAACTCAGATCTGGAATAATGTCCAGATCCGAGAGGGCGCTGTCATCGGAAAGAACTGCAACATAGGATCTGGTGCTTATATCGGGGTCGGCGTGTACGTCGGGGACAACTGCAAGATTCTCAACGGTGCGATGTTATTCGAAGGCCTCAGGGTCTTAGATGGGGTCTTTATCGGCCCCGGAGCCGTGTTTTGCAACGATTCTTATCCAAAGGCTGTCGATCAGTACGGAGAACTTATCTTGCCTGGAGCATGGGAGATCGGCCACACATCCGTTGCCTCGTGTGCTTCGATAGGCGCAAATGCGACGATCCTTCCAGGCGTGAACATCGGCTGCAAGTCAGTTATTGGCGCTGGGGCGGTTGTGACGAAAGATACGATTCCGTTTGCGACATACGTGGGGAATCCAGCAAGGGAGGTCAAAAAATGACACCTGTTCCGATTGCGCAACCTATCATCGGTGAGGAAGAGAAGGCTGCTGTTATCGGAGTCCTCGAATCTGGCAATGTTGCCCAGGGCAAGAAGGTAGCGGAGTTCGAAGCGGCGTTTGCCGAGTACGTGGGCGCGAAACATGCTGTCGCCGTCTCGTCTGGCACTGCTGCCATCCATTTGTCATTACTGGCCCACGGGGCCTCAAGTCAAACCGAAGTCATTACAACCCCGTTCAGCTTCATCTCAACAGCGAATTCTATCCTGCACTGCGGGGCTCGGGCAGTCTTTGCAGATGTAGAGACAGCATCGTTCAATCTCGATCCGAAAGCGGTAAAAGAACTGATCACTCCGTTCACTAGAATCGTGATGCCTGTTCATCTGTACGGAAATCCGGCTGATCTTGATGCGTTCAAGCGATTAGCCAACTGGCATGGACTAGCAATCGTCGAGGATGCTTGCCAAGCTCACGGCGCAATCTACAAAGGGCAGAAGATCGGATCGATCAACACGACATGCTTCTCTTTCTATCCCTCAAAAAACATGACGACCGCAGAGGGTGGAATGGTGACGACGAACAACGAGTCCATCGCGTGGAATGTCAGGAATATGCGACAACACGGCGTTTCAGGCAAGCAGGTAGGGTTCAACTACAGAATGACCGACATCCAAGCTGCGGTAGGGATCGAGCAGTTGAAGAAGCTCGACGGGTTCAATGAGGCACGAAGGAAGAATGCAGAACTGCTGACTGCGGGGCTGTCAGAGATAGTTATGTGCCCTGTGGAGGCCGAGGGATCGACGCATTGCTGGCACCAATACACCATACGTGTAAACAAACGACGGCAAGCCATCCTTACGGCTCTCCATGAGGCGGGAATCAACGCACGAGTGTATTACGAGACACCGATCAACCTGATGCAGCCATACAGCGGGAATCTGAAGCACATGCCGAGGGCAGAGAAGCTGGCCAAGCATGTCATCTCGTTGCCAGTGCATCCTGGCGTGACGGAAGAGAACATTGCGAAGATGGTGGAGGTAATCACATGCGCGTTGGCGTAATCGGACTTGGCAGTATGGGGCGCAATCATGCTCGCGTTCTGAATGAGATTGCTGATCTAGTTGCCGTGTGTGACGTTGATAATCCAGCACTGTCTCAACCCCAGCTTCAATTAAGATGCTCGCGATTTTCGAATTACAGAGAGATGCTTGGCTGCGGGAATCTCGATGCCGTGGTGGTAGCCACCCCTACGTCAACACACAAGGAGATAGCGATTGCTGCGATCGAGGCCGGTATCCCCGTCCTTGTCGAGAAGCCTTTGGCTGGCAACACGGAAGACGCACAGCTTCTAGTGAATTATTCCGAGGACATGCGCGTCTTCCTAGCTACTGGGCATATCGAGAGATTTAATCCGGCGATCGTGGCGCTGAAGGATCGGCGTTGCCTGCTCGGCAAGGTGCGCGAAGTCAGTTTCGAAAGACTTGGCCCGTTCCCCGTGCGGGTGCGCGACACGGGCGTTATCCATGATCTAGGGACTCACGACTTTGACTTGCTGGCATATTTGATCAACAGCCCTGTTGTGTCGATGGCTGGAGAGACTGTGATGGAGAACGGCATAGATGTCTCTGTGGCAGGCGTGGCGAGTCTAGAGAATGGCGTCATTGCGACCTTCAGGGAGAGCTGGACGACGCCAACCAAGATCAGGCGAGTGACCATGTGGGGCGAGCGCGGTATGTTCGTAGCCGACTTGCTCCGCCAAGAGTTGACATTCTATGCGAACGATTACGAACCGATTGATTGGGAATCAATGGAGCCGTTCTTCGGAGTGTCGGAGGGCGACGTGACACGGTACAAGATCGAGAAACGTGAACCACTTAGATTGGAGCTACAAGCATTTCTCGATGCTGCTAATGGGCAGTCTTCATGGTGCCCAACCGGGGAAGATGGCTTAGGAGCCGTAAGGCTGGCAGAACGGATGAAGAAGGAAGCCTCGTGAGAAACAGCGCGGCGAAAAGGAAGAGACTGCGACGGTATCTGAACAAGAACTACGCCACGTTCATCACGTTCAAGAAGAATCCAGAGAAGGGCCAAACGACGGCATACTACAAGCGTATCCGGGGAGAGAAGATGACGGAGGTTCTAAACAAAATCATGGGGATCTTCGACGATGCAAAAAATTAGAGCAAGTTCTCAGTTGAACGATGACGAATCGAGGCTTCTGACCGACGATCAGAAGGCGATTATTGCATCCGCGATTCTGTCTGATCCAGAGGCGGGGAACTTCACGATAAGCGAAATGTATCTAAACGATGATGGCAAACTTGTCGTTGTTTACGACGATGTCGCCATACCTTAACAGGAGGTAGAACAATGGCACTAGCAAGCAAAACAATAGAGCCTGGAGCACCATCCAGCGCCCTTTCTGCAGCAATAGCAGCAGATTCGGCAGCTTCGTCTGACGCATCTGAGGCTTCTTCAATGGCGTCCTTGGCACTCGTTGACGCATCTGAGGCTTCTTCGATGGCGTCGGCAGCAATCGTAGACGCATCTGAGGCTGACTCGATTGCGGACGCTGCAATCGTCGATGCTTCTGAGGCTAAATCCAGTGGGCTTATTAACAGCTCGGCGGCTTCTGTCGCGGATAGCATCGCAGACGCAGCAATTGTTGACGCATCAGAAGCGAAGTCTACAGGTCTTGTTGACAGCTCGGCGGCTTCGGTAACGAAGTCTCTGGCCATCTATAGCGATCCTGGGTCTGATGAGTATCCCGTCAAAGAGATGGTCATGGATGCTTCTCTCGACATGATTGTTACCTACGACGACAGTTCGATTGCATAGCGATAAATCTGGGGGGCCTTCGGGCCTCCCAGGATTCTAGGAGTTTAATATGAAGGCTGCTCATTTCTCATCGTTTGCACCAAATAGAAGTGGATTATATGAGGCTGCAAAAGATCTGGTATTGGCAGAACGCGCTGCTGGCATTGACTCGTTGTTCGTAAATATGACGGTGGCTGACACTGCGAAGCATCTTGCTGCCTCACCAGGAGGGCGGCTTGACGAAGCCAATCTCAACCCGAGCACATGGGAAGAGGCTAAGGACGCGCCTATTTGGGTTATTCATCGAGGGATACCGGCAGAATTGGTCGAGGAAGCGAAGAAGCATTACACGATCATGGCGATTCATGGGGCCCCTGAACACATGGCAATGTACGATGTTGAGCAGAGCGGGAACGTTCAGAGCTTCAACTCGCACATCAACATGATCAACAACTACGACAAGGCCGTGGCTTTGAACGAACACGACTTCAAGATTTGGAAACTCTATGCGCCTGATGGGAAGGTAATTCACATCGAAGACAGCATTGACGTAACGCGCTTCTCTCCAGAGGGCCATGCGTGGGAGTTCCACGGATTGCCAGCGATCCTCCATGCAGACGTGACTCGCAACATCAAGTTGCCGTTCACTATGTACTGGGCGATGGCCGGAATTCATGAGCAGCTGCCAGAAGCAAGACTTGAGATGTACGGCCTTCCTTTTTCCGAGATCAACACGTTTAGGAACACGATGGTCAGGGCGCACAACATCAACCTGCTTGGGACGCTTGAATCGGTGCAGATGATTACATCAGATCTCCGTCCGATGATGAGGGGGGCGCACATTGGAGTGAACCCCAACATTAGCGGCGTTCGATCGAGAGTAACGATGGAAATGATGGCCTGTGGACTCCCTGTGGTGTCGTCAAACGGTGACTACCCCGTTCGTCAGTACAGAGCCTATGACACAGTCGGACTTGAGCGAGCGATCTGTGTGGCGTGGGAAGACATGAAGAAAGACATTCCTGCCGAGAGAGAGAAGGCAAGAGCTTGGGCTGTAGAGCATTGGGACGTAAAGAATGCAGTAGAGACTGGATGGATTCCTCTCTATGAAGAGGCGGGAAAATGACCATACAGATAGATGCTGGTAGAAATGCTGTTGACGCCTATCGCAAGGCCCATGCAAAGATGCACTCGAAAGGCTGGCGAAAGGGCATATCCGAAGACCATACGCCATTGCTTGAGAAGATGGTGTCTGACCTGGAAGCTGCTGGCGTTGTATCATCTGAGACAGATTTCGAGGCTAAGAAAAGTAAGGTGTTGTCTGATTTCTGGAAGGCAAGCGACGAACAGAACGCAAAAGAACTTGGATTTGTTGACAAGAAAGACTTCGATGAGAAGGCGACGAAGGAAGACAAGGATGCACTGAGGTTGAAATGGCGATAGAGACTATTAGACCGACCGGCGCGGGAGATTCTAGAGAATGGACACCAGCGGCTGGAGCTAACTGGGAGAATGTAGATGAGGTAACGCCAGATTATGGGGGCTCGTACAACACAATATCCGTATCAGATAAACTTGATTTGTTTGAATTGGCCGATCATGCTGTGTCAGGCTCGATCAATTCCGTAACTGTTTACATGTACACTTCCGGTACTGGGACAGCTATAGAAATCAAGACAGCGATCAAGACAGAAGGGACTGTCTATTACGGATCTACTATCACAGACAAAGACTGGGGAGAGTACAGCAAAGAATACACTCTGAATCCTAATACTGGAGAGGCTTGGACATGGGATGAAATTGATGATCTTCAGGCGGGGATAAAGACCGGCACAATGGATGGGAACGCCTTTGTAACTCAAGTCTACGTCGAGGTAGATTACACGCCACCGCGTATAGGAACTATTGGCGGGAAAGACATAGGGAGTATCGCAAAGTTTTGCGGCAAATCCGTAACAGATATCGCAGTCATAGGTGGTATCTCAAATGTGTAATCAACATTATCTGGAGATGATCTAATGGCGCTACAGACGCAGAAGATTGAAGACCTCGGCAAGATGCCAGAGGAGCCATCTGTAGACGATACCGGCAAGGGTATTAGCATCCTGGCCACCGTCGATGCCAACGCAACAGGGATTGGCGCTGCTATGCACTGCGCGGCGGATGGCCACTGGGAAGAGGCTGACGCTAGTGCTGATACTACAGCACCATGTACGGGGATTGCTCTGACGGCTGGCACTGGAGCAGATAAGGAAATCCTGAAGCAAGGGCAGGTTAGGAATGACGGATGGTCTTGGATTACAGGGCCTGGAGAGAAAGGGCTCATCTATCTCAGCACAACGACCGGGGCGTTGACGCAAACTGCCCCCTCAGGGGTCGGAGAGATTGTTCAGGTTGTTGGCCATGCGATTACCGACGATGTGATGATGTTCAATCCGCAACTGCAATGGATCGAATTGGGAGTTGGCCCTTTAGCTGATGTTGTTGGAGACACGAACCCTCAGCTTGGTGGTGATCTTGATCTAAACGATAAATACATCTCGCTAAAGCAAGAGCCAACAGCCGACGACACTGGTAGTGGCATCATTCTTCCGTCTGAGACAGTTGATGAGAACACGTTTGGCATAGCCTGCGCCCTACACTTGGCGGTTGACGGTCATTGGGAAATGGCGTCTGCCAATGAGACGACGAACCACATGCCATGCACCGGGATTGCCATCACGGCTGGAACAGGGGCAGACAAGAAGATTTTGGTGCTGGGGAGTATCCGGCACGATGATTGGAATTGGACGACAGGGCCGGGAATAGCAGGATTGATCTACCTTGGAGAAACGTCAGGAGTATTGACGCAGACTGCGCCAACAGGCGGAGATCTTGTTCAGCAAGTAGGGCACGCAATCAGTGACGATGTTATGTACTTCAATCCGCAGGCGCCAGCGTTGAAAAGCATCTATTATACAGCTTTCTCAGAGCTAACGATAGCCGCTGGGGCGATTACTGTCACACAGGCCTATCACACAGTCGATACTGTAGCAGACGGCGCGACTTCTGATCTTGCTACAATCAACGGCGGTGCAACTGTCAATCTGATTATCCTTCGTGCTGAAGATGGGGCTAGAACAGTAGTTGTAAAACACAACACAGGCAATATCTGGCTACAAGGCAAAGCAGACATCAGCCTAGACGATCTTGAAGACGGCATCATGCTTGCATGGGACGGAACGAAGTGGTTTGATATTGCTGCTGGTGGTGGCGGTGGTGGAGATGTTGCTACCGACGCAATATGGGATGCTGCAGGAGATCTAGTCCAGGGTACAGGCGCGGACACAGGAGCGAGGCTGGCAAAGGGAGCTGCCCTTGCTCTTCCGAGAATGAATGCCGGTGCAACCGCGATTGAGTGGGGTAGTGCAGGACAGATTGTATTCCCGGCCTCAGTCAATGCAAGCGCAAATGTAAACACGTTAGACGATTATGAAGAAGGTTCGTGGACTCCAGCCTATACATCAACAAGCGCGACGTTCACATATCAAACGCAGTCTGGGCATTACGTTAGGATTGGCAATCGAGTGTTTATAGGATGGTATATGTCAATAACAAACGTAACTGGAACGACAACAAATGCAGTGACAGTGACGGGTCTGCCGTTTACATCGGCTGGAGATCCTAGCGGTACATCAACAGTAGTAGGAGTTTGTAACTTTGCAACATACATGCCTGCTGGATACCTATCTTCTACATACATAACGCTCCGTCGTCAAAATACGCTTACTGCACTAACAGCCGCAGACATGTTCAACGCTGGAACTACATATCTCATTGGCTCTGGATTCTTCGTTGTAGCATAGGAGGAAACATGGTAGAAAAAAAAGTAGTTATAGACTCAGTTGAAATCTTGCGCGACGGACATATTCAAGTCAGAGAAGCGACCTTGTATCTTGACGATGGAGTTGAGGTTGCGAAGTCTTATCATCGACATGTTCTGTCCCCAGGAGACAGCACAGTTGAAGAAGGCGCAAGAGTCAAGGCTGTTTCAGCCGCTGTATGGACAAAAGAAACGCTGGATGCGTTTGCGGCTACAGAAACAGAAAAATTAGCGGCATTACCGTCGAATTGATCGAGGATATTCTCGGAATAGCGTAGAACAGGAGCCTACTATTTACGGCAGAAACCGATTCGGGACAACGAGATAACGGAGGAACTATGAGCTTGACCAGGCAACTGCATGAGGTGAACCTCGCCGCGATGAAAGGAGTTCTGAATCTCGGAGAGCTTGCCCTTGGAAAGAGCACGAATGCCTACTTGACTTACAAGCAGGTTGCAATGGAAGAGTTTAGGAAACAGGGAGAGCAGACAGGGAACATTCTCATCGGCTTGAAGCTGGCCGAGCATTGCCCGTGCGGAGCAACATTAGCACCACTGCCGCGCAATGGGCCGAGATGGTCGAACTGTCCTGACTGTGGCGGGAGCGGCTTTAGACCTATTGGGGGAAACGATGAACCTAGCTAGTAGGATTGCTGGATCTCTTGGGGTTGTCGTGCGCGGTGAAGGTGGCGGAATGCCACGAGCCCTATCTGGGCACCTTGGCGATCGAGCCCCTCGGGATACCGGCACATCCGACTTGATGCTCACGTATCAATACCACTCGTGGGTGTATAGTGCCATCAAGGCCATTGCCCGGTCGTGTTCGTCTGTTCCTTTCATCGTTGTGAGGCGAAAGAGTTCAGACCGCAACAGATCAAGGCCAATCCGTGACTTCGCGATGAAGTACAGAACGCGAATGGGATGGAACGAGATCCTGAGCTGGAAAGAAGTGATGGATGCGTACATCAAGGAAGAGAACGTAGAAGTATGTGACGACCACGAGGTTCTGAGAGTCCTTGAGCATCCGATGCCTGATGCCGACAAATCCAGGACTGAATTGATACAGGCGATCGTCACGAACCTTGAGCTGGACGGGAACGCATACGTCGAGAAGATCTGGAGCGACGGGGACAGAGATAAGATCCCTGACAAACTATGGGCTGAGATCGATCCTCGCAAGATCTACGTCATCCCTGGAAGGGGAGTTGTTTATGGTGGATTCATGTACGTTGGGTCTGAGGTTAAGTATTTCCTGCCTGACGACATGTTGGCCTTCCGCTATTACAACCCGTTGAATCCGTACTACGGTCAGTCACCTACGCGAGTGCTGCGCTCCGCAATCATCGGAGACATTCGTGCAGTCGACTGGAACCGTATGTTCTTCGAGAACGATGCGACCCCCGGAGGGCTTCTCAGCTCCAAGGAACGGTTGACCCCGAGTGACATTAGGCTTATGGAGGACTCTTGGAACGGAAGGCATCGAGGCTCCGGCAGAGAGCATGGTATCGGTGTCATCGGTCAAGGCACTACGTTCCAGGCTCTATCTCCTGGACATAAAGACATGGGGTTCAAGGACCTCAGAGAGTTGACTCAGCAGGAAGTCCAGGCAACATACGGAGTTCCCTCTGTTGTTCTTGGAAACTACAAAGATGCGAATCGGGCATCTGCTATGACGCAAGCCCGGCTATTCACAACCAACACGGTGCTGCCGCGATTGGCGAAAATGGAAGGTGTGTTCGACCGCCACTTCTTCGGAATCGACGGCGAATATAAATTGATGTTCGACCTGTCCACCATCGAAGCCTTGCAAGAGGACATTCTTGTCCGGGCGCGAGCTGGGCACTACCTCAAAGACCAGCGTTGGACGGTCAATGAGATTCGTAAGTTCAACAAGCTACCTCCCATCGTGGGAGAGCTTGCCAACGCTGTTCTTGTTCCGAGCAACATGATTGTTGCAGGAGTTATCGAAGGAACACCAATGCCAGTAGTACCAGATGCACCGGAGGTGGAAGACGAATGAAACGAGTATTAGTAGCTCTACTTATGACTGCCCTGATCTCGATTGGGGCAATGGCTGCTCTCGACACAGATGATTATGTCGGGGGTGTGTATTTCCTCAACCTAGACCAAGCGGTTTTGGTTGGAGTAACGTCGACTGGACTGTTTGACATGATTGGAGGGGCCAGGTTCGATAACACGACCCTTGCGACCACTCTAACGATCACGGAGACAAACATCGCGCTTGTTGGTGTGACATCGTTCACTGGCGCATCATCGTTTTTTGGAGGCACGACAGTCATTGGGTTCGATGTCGGCGCTGCGATGACGTTTACGACAACTGATGCGACAGGCGATCTTGCTATCACTCATGCAGGAACGGCCCCTGACATTACATGGACAGCAGATTCGTTCGACATCGTAGGGCCTATTGCCCTCGACGCTGTCACGGCGACTGGGCTTGATGGTCCTGTCGGTGCTGTAACTCCTGCTGCCGGAACATTTACTGACCTCAAGGGCAACTCTCTTGTGATCGATGACGGTGGCGACGATCTTACCATCGACTCAGACAATCAGACTGACGCATCTGCTGCAGCGACGGTCCCGGACTTTACAGACACTACGGCTGACTTCCTGATGACCAACCTCTTCACCGTGATCCTTCCTTTCAACGGTGGGCTTGCTGGCGAAGACACTGACGCTGCTGGTACAAACGGTGGCGGAATGGTTGGCTCGACAGTCGATGTGACGACTCATGACTTCAATGATAGCGGCGGAGCTGCTGACGACGTTCTGTGCAAGGTCTACGATTTCACGTCTACTACGTGGGACGACCTTAGCACGTCTGCTACGCTTTCTGCTGGTGCGGACTGGACGGCAAACTATCAGTTGCTCCCTGATGCTGATGCAGAAGAGGCTGGAGATGCCTTTGCTGTCGGATTCGATGAGCAGTTCTGCGAGATCGTCTTTAACGACCTTGCAACTGGCACCGGAGCTCTCGCAACGTGGGGTGGCGACGGCGCTAAGTATCAATACTCTACTGGCGCTGCAACATGGTCTGACCTGACCGTCTGGGATGCCACTGACACTACTGCTAATGACGGCCTTCGATCTCTACAGCAGGCTGGCGCGATTACGTTCGCACCGCCTTCTGACTGGGTCGTAGCCACCTATGACGGCGAAGAAGCCTACTGGGTTAAGTATGTAATTACTGCCGCTCAGTTGACGCAGACGGCTCTCATTGATAGCACAAACAAAGACGAACCGATTGTCGGTATTCCGACTACGGATTCCTTCCAGGCTCCCTACAAGATGGAGATCGTTGACGTTCGTGTGACCGACATGGGCGATACTGTCCACAATCAGAATATCAAGTTCGTTGTCGGGAACTTTACCGATGGCGTTTTCTCAGCAGAACTTACCTGGCCTGCATCGCAGTTCAACGACAAGTTCGCACTGGCCTCTGCGATTGCAGCGGACCCTGACGACATCATTGGAATTATGGTCACGGACGATGGCGGTTCGACAGTAAACCCAGTTTGGGCTGTTGAGTTCGAAGTCACATACGAGGATTAGGCTAATGACATGTCCTAAATGCGGCAAAGATATTGGAACGAGGTCGAGCTGTCCTGTTTGTGACAGCACCCGATCCTCTGGCGATCCAACCCGTAAGGGGGTGGTCAAGAAATGAGCAATCTCCATACAACCATGACTGAGGTTCAGATTGCCGGGCAGGACGCGAACCAGCTCCTATCCGCAGGGGACCTACGTGATGCGCTTCAGGCGAAAGAGGTTGCTGCTATCTACAAGTACGGCAATGCCTCTCAGAGCCGTGGAGGAGAGGTCAAGGAAGTTCACACAATGGACGGAGACTTCCTGTCTGGTACGCGACCAGTTGGTCAATGCGTGATCACGTCGTCTGTAATCGATCGAGATGAAGACATTGTGTTCTCGAACGGGATGATCATAACTGAAGGGTACAAGAACAGCCCTGTGGTTCTCCCGATGCACCTCTACCGGGAGTTCCCGATCGGCTTCACCAAGAGGCTCACGCAGTATGAGAAGCACGTCGCTGCTGTGTGGGAGTTCCTGACCGACCAGCCTGCTACGATGGCGGCTGATTATTACCAGCTCTGGAAGAATCATGTCCTCAACGCTGTATCGGTAGGATTCGTTCCGAAAGACTGGAACTGGTCCGAGGATCGGTGGGGAATCGATTTTGTGACCTGGGAGCTGCTTGAACACAGCATCGTTACGATTCCGGCAAACCCGGATGCAGAGCGGAGCATTGGAGCGAAACAGTATGTCAAGCTCATTGGAGAGAAGCTGCTTGAGAAGTCACCGATTGTTCGGAGATCTCTTGAGATAGCTTTGGCCAATGGGTCTACTATCAGTGTGAAATTGCCAGAATCTATGAAGACTGCCTCTGAACCTGAAGTGAACGCTGATGTGGTGGAAGAAGTCGAGGCTGAACCAGTGGTCGAAGATGTTGATAAAGCAACACCTGAGCCCGTAGCTGAGGCTGGCGAAGCCGGAGAGGCTTCAGAAGACAGCGGAAAAGAGAAGACAACTATCCCTAGCGATGTGCTTTCGGGAATTCTTAGTGCCTACGAGACGAGCGCGACAGACAAAGCAGAAACAGTCGACGCGCTGAAAGGCCTGATAAAGGTCGTCGAAGAGGAACGAGACTTCTACAAAGAGAAGCTGGCGGAGTTGTCAATCTCAATCATCGAAGGAAATACGGAGGTGGGATGAATGGATCTCAAAGATCTTACCCAAGAGCAACTCACTGAACTTATGAACACGGGAAAAGGTATTTTGGAGTCCCGTGCAAAAGTTCTCAGTGACGGAGTAGTGGCCGTTGAAACCCTTCCGGCACCGGAAGGTTTGAAAGCGGCGAGTCAGATCGAAGCGATTGACAAGGACGAGGCTCTCATTAGAGATAATGAGCGGGTTGTCCGAGCCAATTCCAAGATCAAACAAGATGAGTTGAAGGAATTCAGCATTGCCCGAGCAGCGAATTTCGTGCTCACCGGCAATCGTAAGGGTCAGGAACTCGAAGCTGACTGGATCAAGGATCGCGATAGCTTTGCTCCGTCGACTGAGAAGTCCCTGCAGGAACTCGGCACTGACATTGCCGGTGGTTTCTTGGTGCCTTCTGTCGTCGTGAACGACCTGATCGAGATGCTGCAAGCTGAGACGATCGTTCGACGTTCAGGCGCTCGCATCCTCGACAACGCACCGAAATCGATCTCAGTCCCGAAGAAGACTGGGAACAGCACCGCTTACTGGGTAGGCGACACGCTTAGCTCTGACATCACTGATTCGTCCGTGACGTTCGGAGACCTGAGCTTGACGCTTCGCAACCTGGCCGCTGCTGTGCCGATCACGCGGAACTTGATCAAATATGCAATGCAGTCTGTTGAGGGGATCGTCCGAGAAGACATCGTCGGACAGATGGCGTTGTCCGAAGACCTGGCATTCATGCAGGGGACTGGTGGTCTTCAGCCCTTGGGCTTGAGGAACTGGCCTGAAGTTCAGGCGACCGGAGCAATAG